ACAAGCTTGGTCCACTCATAGGTTGGGTGGGCCAGGTATTGTGGGTTTCCATGTGGATATACACAAGTCAATATGGGTTTTTACTTATTGATATTGGCTTGGCGTATATTTACTTGGAAGCTTATTTTAGAGGGAAAAGGTAGGTGCTAGCATATGCCTACTCTCATAATAATGGACGTAGAGCCTCTCACGGGGTCAAAATTTCATAAAAAGGTAAAAAACCTATGCTACAGCGTCAAAAAGACCTAGAAGCAGAAATGGTAGCTCTTGGTGTAAAGCGTTTCAGAGAGGACAACAGAAAGGCCAAGAAGGGTAAACATGAGTCTACTACTCCTGCTGGAGTCCAGTTTTTAAGGAAGGGTGTAGCCAAAGTAGAAAAGAGAGTCAACGAATTAAAGAAAAATTATCATCAAGGCGTTCCATATAAATATCCCACCGATGCAGTAGAGAGACTAGTCGAGCTTCCTAGTGATGTCATTTCCTTCCTGAGTTTAAAAGCTTGTGTGAACCATCTCTCTACTCCTGTCAAGCTGGTAAAGGTTGCGAACGAGTTGGGGTCTTTCTTAGAAGATGAGGCTAGATTCAGATTCTTTAAAGACTCCAACCCTGCCCTTTATGGTGTGATTATGAGGGACTTGAATAAACGTACAACTAACTACAGAAAACAGAAGAGAGTACTAGTCCATTCTTCTAATAAGGCTGGAATAGAATGGAAGAACTGGCTTCCTGGAAATAAGGTCCGGCTAGGTCAGATGATGGTAGAGCTGGTATGTGAAGCTACAAAGCTATTTAAAGTAGACCTATACAACAATACTAGTGGTCAGAAAAGGAAGAGTGTGTTCTGGCTCGAAGCTACCGAAGAATCTCTGAAATGGATAGATAAGAAGAATTCTATTTGTGAATTATACAATCCTGTCAAGCTCCCTTGCCTGATTCCTCCTAGAAAATGGGACTCAGTATACTCAGGTGGTTATTATACCTATACTAATATCAACCTAGTGAAGACTATGGACCACTCATACCTTGAGATGCTCGATAAGTCAGACTTGAAAGAGGTAAAGAAGGCTGTAAACATAGTCCAAGAGACAGGATGGAGAATTAACAAGAAGGTCTTTGAAGTTATGGATACTCTATTTAACTCGCGGTCAAGCTGTACGGTTATTCCAGAGTTCCTAGAGAGAACTATGCCTCAACCTTACCCTAAGAAGGGGACTAAAGAAGAACAAATAGAGTGGAAAAGACTAGCTTCTCTTATCCATGCAGATAATGTACGATTAAAAACTAAAAGAATACAATTCAGCCAACTCATGTGGACTACGAGAAAATTTAAAGATGAGAAGGTTTTCTACTTTCCTCATACTCTTGATTTCAGGGGGAGGATGTACGCTAATACAGCATTCCTGAACCCACAAGGAGAGGACTCAGCTAGGGGCCTTCTGGAATTCTCTGCTGGTAAACCTCTAGGAAGTTCAGGACTACCTTGGCTGCAAGTTCATCTAGCTAATTGTTACGGGCATGATAAGGTGTCTTTAGAAGAACGAGTAGAATGGGCTAAACTCCACGATTGGGCTATCGTTGAAGTAGGAACAGCTCCACTGATTAATAGGTGGTGGATGGAAGCAGATAAACCTTGGCAGTTCCTGAGAGCCTGTAGTGAGTATGTTAAATATAGGGTTAATCCTAAAGATTTTGTGAGTCATCTGCCTGTTACTGTAGATGGTTCTTGTAATGGTTTACAGCATTTCTCAGCTATGCTAAGAGATGAGGTGGGAGGTAAGGCTGTAAACCTTACAATGACTGATGATCCTCAAGACATTTATGACATTGTAAAAGATAAGGTAGTAGAAAAAGTAAAAGCTGATCCTGAAGCTATAGTTTCACCTTTAGATATAAATAGAGCACTAGTCAAACGGCCTGTTATGACTACTCCTTACGGGGCTACCCTCTATGGAATGAGAGAACAGATTTATGAGGAGCTGAAGAAGCAATTAGATAAAGGAATAATTTTTACTACAATTTCTAAAGATAAAGACTTATGGGTGTTTTGTAAATATTTAGCTACTGTAATTTACGAATCTATAGGAGAAGTTGTAGTCTCAGCTAGAGAAGGTATGGATTGGCTGCAGGAGTGTGCTAGGGTCTTGAGTAAAGACAGTAGACCTATCTATTGGACTGTTCCTACAGGGTTTATAGTTAAACAGAAATACTTAAGACCGATAGTTAAAGAAATACGAACAATTATAAATGGTAAGGTTGCTTCTTTATACTCTGCACACGGGGTAGGAGATAAACTAGACAAACACAAGCAGACTAATGGAATAGCTCCTAACTATGTTCATAGCATGGATGCTTGTCACCTGATGAAAACTGTAAATCTTTCTTATACTGATATTCAGAGCTTCTCTGTAGTTCATGATTCGTTTGGTACTCATGCTTGTGACATGGAACTACTAAGTGAAAACTTAAGAACAACTTTTATTGAAATTTATAAAGAGGATGTCCTTAAGAAATTTGCAGAGGAACAATCAGCTTCTCCTTCTATTTGTAAGAATACATTTCCTAAAATTCCGAAGTACGGTAAGTTAAACATTAAAGAGGTGAAAGATGCAGAATTCTTCTTCAGTTGACGTAGCTAATGTCGATGTTAAAAAGGTAGCACAAGGTATGATGAGAGTAGTAGATAGTTTAGATAGTTTTACCAAGGCTGAGAAGTATGCTATACTCTCAGCAGTATTCAATTGTTTATACTTAAATAAAATGATGAAAGAAAGGAGTATCAGTGATGTGATGGAAATGATAGGTAAGATGAGGAGGGACTGTAAATTTAAACAGATCCCTGAATTCGGTGGAGCAGAAAAATATATAATAGGAGAACTATAAAATGGCTACTAAATTACCAATGAACGTAACACCAGTAGGAACAGCAGCATGGCCTTGGTTGAATACTCCAGATACTAGGTATGATGCTGATGGAGTATACCAAGTTAAAATGATTTTTAACAAGAAGGATGTTAAGGGAATTCAAGCTATAGTAGATCCCTTGATGGATGGTGGAAAGCACAATCCTGTTAAGCCTGAGCTGGATGATCAGGACAAGCCTACCGGAAACTTTGTAGTTAACTTTAAATTAAAAGCTAAAGTTAAAACTAAGAGTGGTGATACTTTTACTCAGAAACCTATACTCTTGGATACTGCTGGTAATCGTGTGTTGAATCAAGTGGGAGCTGGCAGTAAGTTGAAGATAGCATATCAAGCTGTTCCTTTTAATCAAGGAGCTGGTGGTGTTACCATGCGTATGCAGAAAGTACGAATTATGGACTTGGTTGAGTACACCAAGAAAGATGATGTTGATTGGGGTAAAGACGAGGGTAGCTTTGTGGGAACAACAGCAGAAGCTTCTGAGGATACCGATGAAGATAATGAGGACTTCTAAAATGCCCGATTATGAATTTTGTAGAAACATGGATCAAGAAATGATAGCTAATCGAGTTCGTAGTTTAAAAAGTGATGAGCTATCAGCCTTGGTTGAAAATGTAATAGTTATGATTGATTGTGGACAGTTTCCACATGAAGCCTTTCATGAGGTCAGGGCTGTCTATAAGTTACTACTTAATATTAAGCTTAGTGCTAAAGAAGATGAAGCGTTTAACTAGAAAACAAAGGTACAGGGGTATACGAGAGGGCTACAGAAGTGGCTTAGAAGAACGAATAGCCAGCCAGTTAAAGGCTTCTGGTGTAGTTTACTCTTACGAGACGGAAAGACTCAAGTATATCCCTGTACCTAAGCACTATACACCTGACTTTATCTTAGTGGGAAAAGATAAAAAGATCTATATTGAAACCAAGGGTAGGTTCTTGGCTAAGGATAGAACTAAACATCTCTTAGTCCAAGAACAACACCCTGATATAGATTTAAGGTTTGTTTTTACTAATTCCAGGCAGAAGTTATACAAGGGTTCATCAACTACCTATGGTAGATGGTGTGAAAAGCATGGGTTTACCTATGCGGAAAGGAGTGTGCCTGATATATGGTTGAGAGAAATAAGAAAGGGGTAGTTCATGAGCCATGTCCAAAATGCGGTTCTAAAGATAACTTAGGGAGATATCCAGATGGTCATGCGTATTGTTTCGGTGATAATTGTGATCATTATGAGCATGGTAATGATTCAACTTCTATACAAGATATACCAAAATCCAATGGTGTTTTTAGACAGGGTATTTACGAGTCCCTTAGCAAGCGTGGAATATCTGAAGAAACCTGTCGATTCTTTAAGTATCAAGTAAGTTACGACAATAATAAAAAGGTTCATATTGCTCCTTATTTTAATGAGGAGAATAAATTAATAGCTCAACAGTTAAGAACTAAAGATAAAGACTTCCCGATCTTAGGGGAAACTAGAGATTTAGGTTTATGGGGAAAGCAGTGTTGGACAACCGGAAAGCGTATTGTCATAACAGAGGGGCAACTTGATGCTATGTCAGTCGCTGAGTTCCAACGCTGTCAGTACCCTGTAGTATCCATTCCAAACGGTGTAGGATCAGCCTGTAAAGCGATAGCTAAAGACTTAGAGTGGTTGTTAGAGGGCTTTGAAGAAATAATCCTAATGTTTGACAACGACTCTCAAGGGAACAATGCAGCCCGTAAGGTAGCAGAGCTTTTCCCACCTGGAAAATGTAAGATAGCATCCCTGCCGCTTAAAGATCCTAACGAGATGCTCCTAGCTAATCGCGGAGCTGATATGGTTAACGCTATGTTCAGGGCTTCAGTTTACAGGCCGGATGGAATTATTGCTGGTGAAGATACTTGGGAACTGGTAAACACTCCGATGCAAGCTGCTGATATGGAGTATCCTTGGCAGGGTCTTAATAACCTTACTTTAGGAGCTAGAAAAGGTGAACTCGTCACGTTTTGTGCAGGGACAGGAGCTGGAAAATCTACCGCTGTTAAAGAAATTGCATCATACTTCCTCTCAAAAGGAGAAACAATTGGTTATATTGCTCTTGAGGAGTCTGTACGCCAAGCAGCCATTGACTTCATGTCTATTGAAGCCAATGAAATGCTTCACCTCAAGGATAATTTAGAGGAAAAATTTTTACGGGATATATGGGAAAAAACATTAAATACAGGGAGACTATTTTTATATGATCATTGGGGAAGCATGGATGGAGATGTTCTCTCCAATCGTATTCGGTACTTGGCTAGGAGTTGTAATGTTTCTTGGATCATTGTTGATCATATTTCTATTATGGTTAGTGGTATCGAGAGTGGAGATGAAAGAAGACTCATAGATAACTTGATGACCAAGCTGAGATCACTTGCAGAAGAAGTAAACATAGGTATCTTTATTGTATCTCACTTAAGAAAACCATCAGAGGGGAGAGGACATGAAGACGGCAGAAAAATATCACTTAATGATCTTAGGGGAAGTGGAAGCATCGCTCAACTTAGTGATTTCGTTGTTGGACTCGAAAGAAATCAACAAGAAGAGGGTGAAACAACTGTTAGAATACTCAAGGCTAGATACAAGGGGAGTTCGACAGGAGTTGCAGCGAGACTATACTACGACAGGGAGACAGGTAGGCTGAGAGAATGTGAATATATTGAAGAGGCATTTTAAATATGAATATAATATTTGATTTAGAAACTGATGGTTTACTTCCAGATGTCTCCAAGATTCATTGTTTAGCTATGACAGTAGAAGGAGCACAGGCTTCTCAGGTGTTTGCTAATGAAGACCAGTATGATAACTTAGAGCAAGCCTTAGAGGTGATGTCTGATGCTGAGGGTCTGGTGGGACATAATATATTAGGGTATGACCTGCCAGTACTAAAGAAACTTTTAGGCTGGACTCCCAATAAGGAGACAAAGATAAGTGATACCTTGGTGGTGTCAAGGTTAGCTTACTCTCACATGATGACTTTAGATGCCAAGAAGAAGTACATCCCTACCAAGCTCTATGGTTCTCATAGTTTAAAAGCTTGGGGCTATCGATTAGGTATGCTGAAGGGTGACTTCAACCACGAGGATACTGATTGGTCTACGTTCACTAACGAGATGGCAGACTATTGTGCCAGAGATGTCGCTATTACCTCTACTTTGTTTGATCATCTATGTGAAGTTGAGTGTGCAGAAGAAGCTGTTAAGTTAGAGCATGAGTTTGCTTATGTTATCCAAAGGCAAGTAGAGAATGGTTTTTCTTTTGATGTTAAGAAGGGGCAGGAGTTATATGTAGCTCTTCTCAAGCAACAGGAACAAATAGGTACTAAGCTAAAGAAACGATTTGGTAGTTGGTACAGGGATTTGGGAAGCTTCACTCCTAAGAAGGATAACAAGGCTAAAGGTTATACTGCTGGTGAAAGTTTTAATAAGGTAGAGAAGGTAGATTTTAATCCTAACAGTAGGGATCATATAAGCTACAAGCTACAGAAAGACTATGAGTGGAAACCTAAAGACTTTACTCCTAATGGTAAGCCTAAAATTGATGAAACAATCTTAAAGTCTTTACCATATCCAGGTTGTGATGAGTTGTTCAATCACTTCCTCCTGTCTAAAAGAATATCTCAACTGGCTGAAGGTGATAACGCTTGGTTGAAACTGGAGAGAGACGGGAGAATCTTTGGAAATGTTAATACTAATGGAGCTGTTACTGGCAGGTGTACCCATTCTTTTCCTAATTTAGCTCAAGTCCCTGCTGTTTACAGTCCCTTTGGTAAAGAGTGTAGAGAACTGTTTAAGGCTTCTGATGATAAAGTATTAGTTGGTTGTGATGCTGACGGCCTAGAGCTTAGAGCACTAGCAGGATACTTGAAGAAGTATGATGGTGGTAAGTATGCTACTGCTGCTGTTGAAGGCAATTCAAAAGACGGGACTGACATTCATTCTATTAATCAAAAACTAATAGGATTAAAGTCACGAGATACTGCCAAGACATTTTTCTATGCTTTTATATATGGAGCAGGAAACGAAAAGCTAGGGAAGATCTTAGGGACTAACATTAGCGGAGGTAAACAGGCTAGGATGAAGCTGTTGAACGGTGTCGAGGGTTTACTTAAATTAACTGAGGCCGTTAAGCAAGCTTACCGTAGGAGAGGGCATCTTATAGGCTTGGATGGTAGAAGACTTCATGTCCGGTCAGAACATTCTGCTTTAAACACTCTGCTTCAGAGTGCAGGAGCTATCTTGATGAAAACATCCTTGATTCTCTTGGATAAACGGTTACAATTAATGGGGTTAGAGCCTGGAGATGACTATGAGTTTGTAGCTAATATCCATGATGAATTTCAAATTGAATGCAAGGAGAGGTATGCCAAAAAATTTATCGGACCGGAAGCGGAACAAGCGA